CACGGCGGGCACTCGGCGCTCTCGCCCGCCTTGGCGCTGTAGGGGGCGGTGGGGGTGCGGGCTTCGCGCGGCCGCCCGGCCGCCAGCGCGCCCGCCGCGGTGACCGGCAGTGCGGTGGTCAGGCTGGCGCCGTTCGCGTTCGGGTTCGCCGCCCAGCACACGATGCTGACGTCGCCGCGGTGCAGCGAGATCTCGGTGATCCGCCGCTCCATGTAGTCCGGGGACCACTGCTGCCCTAGGGCGATGAACCCGATGCTCATCTCGTCCATGTCGCCGCGCTCCATCGCCGAGGCCAGGGACTGGACCTGCGGGGACCGGCCGTCCAGCGCGGGGGCGTCGACCTGCAGGCCGGTGCTGTCCGCGGACAGGGTCATGGTGCCCGAGCGGGTGCGAGCCAGCGGGATGCCGGCGACGTCGTGCCCGATCAGGAACTGCACGTCGGCCTGGTTCGCCAGGGTCCGGGTGCAGGAGCGGGAGTCCAGGACCTCGGTGTACTCGTCTCCCCACATGTCCCACATGTCGAAGGGCTGCTCGAACGTGGCCGCGTAGCCGCTGAAGTTGAAGGTCTGGCCGGAGGCCGAGGACGGGTTGGCGCGGAATTCGAAGGTGGCCGGCACGGGCTGGGCGCGCCGCTGGCGCTGCCCGCGCATGGCCTCGCGGCGCTCGCGCAGCAGGTCCAGCGGCGTGGCCACAGCGATGCCGCTGCGGGTACGGGTCATGGGCATTGCCGACCTCCTAGGTTCCGGTTCCGATGCCTGCCACCGACGGCGGGGTGGGCACGAGCAGCTTGTCGACCTCGGCCTGCTGTTCGGGGGTGAACGGCGGCAGCTCCAGCAGCATCGCCCGCGCCTCGGACTGGGTGATGATCCTGCCCGCCACCAGCATGTGAATGGCCTTGTAGCGGGTCAGGGTGTCGGCCTCCAGCAGCCCGGACTTGTCCAGGCGCACGAACTGCCCGCGCGGGGTCAGCGACCCGAACCAGCGCTCCCAGCGGCCGATCCACCCGTTGATCGAGTACTTGGACAGGTCGATGCCGCGGGACTCGACGTTGGCGTAGGTGATCGCCGAGCCCTCGGATGCCTCGCCGACCATCTCCGGCGGCACCCCGAACCAGCCGCAGATCTGCGCGCCGGTCCACTTCTGGGTGTTCAGGAACTGGGACTCCTCCGGGCTGATCTTGATCTCGGTGTAGTCCCAGCCGCCGCCCATCACCACGACCTCGCGGCCGCGGGTCGCCGCCAGGAACCTGTCCTTGATCGTGGTTGCTTCGCTCTGCTCGACCAGCTTCTTGGTGTTCGCGTTGGTGATGACGCCACTGGGGTGGCCGCCGGCGTCGAACCAGTCAGTGCTGAACCTCTGCGCGGCGTTGGACTGGCGCACGGTCGCAATGGCGTAGCTGATCGGCGACAGGCCCTTGTGCAGCCCGGGCATCCGGTAGGCCATGCGGTGCCAGACCTGCTCGGGGTCCATCTTGCGGTTGCCGTACTTGTAGGTGACGTGGCCGTCGTTGTCGACGTCGACCTTGACCCGGTCCGGGTGCTGCAGCTCGATCTGGGTGGGGTAGCCGTCGCGCTTGGCCACGATCTCGCCGTAGGTGTTGCCGCGCAGCAGCAGCGAGACCATGCCCATGTACATGAAGTCGTTGACGTCGGCGTCGGCCGAGGGCTGGTCCAGGATGACCGAGTTGGGCAGGCGGCGGGCCCCGGGCACGCCCTTCTGTCCGGCGTAGGTCATCGGCGCCATGCTGGACAGGGTGTCGGCCAGCAGGCGCACGCACTTCCAGACCGCCCCGTGGCGCATGGCGCCCTCGACGCTGCCGGCGGCGTAGTCCTCGGCGGCCTGGATGTGCGCGCCGATCAGGGGGGCGATGAAGGTCAACGCGCGCTGTTCGCGGGCGCCTTGCGGCGGGGAGCGGAACCAGACGGCCATCAGCCCTCCATGGTCCGCTGGACGCGCCGGCGCGGGATCAGCGCGTCGGCGGCGAGCAGGAAGGCGCCGCCGACGATGACCCCGGCGGGTAGGTAGACCATGGATGCCCCCCAGCTGATGAGTCCCGCTCCGGCACATCCGGGCACGTAGCGTGCCGCTGACCTGCTGATGCGCAAAGTATGACCGGCTGCGGCCGCCAGCGCCCCGGCGAATGCACTCCAGTTGGTCTTGGTCACCAGATTGACTCCGTTGCGCTCGCATCGTTCTGGCCGGAGAGCTCGGCCAGCGTCCACACGCCCATGCACATGGACACCGCGGCGTCGATATGGCGCCGGCTGCGGCCCTTGGACAGGGTGAAGCCCCGTTCCCCGGGGCGCTTGGCGGCCGCGGCGACCTGAAGGGCAAAGTCGGGGTCGCCGTCGTGCACGATGGTGCCTGCGATGATCATGTCGTAGGTCAGGCCCACCGCTGGGGACATGCGCTCGGGCGACTGCGGCATCTCGATGACCAGGAAGCCCTCGTCTTCCAGAGCCAGTGCCGGGAGTTGGAAGAACCGGGGGTCGTAGACCAGGCCGGCGAAGTCGGGGCCGAGCTCGTTGGCGCGGGCAGTGATGTGCTCGAAGACGGCGGCGTGGTCGATGTTGCCGTCGCGCGGGTACCAGATCCGCACGGTGACCGCAGTGCGTTCGTCTTCCAGCAGCCGGCACTCGCTGACCGCGAGGCTGTCGCGCTTGAGCGCCATGTCGACGGCCATCACGACCGTCTGGCCCGGTGTAACCGTCCAGGTCCCCTTGCAGGCCGCCCAGGCGCCGGGGTGGTCGGACAGCCAGCTGTCGGCGGCCTGCTCGACCCAGGCGTTGGCGTAGTAGCGGATCCACTCATGCTTGGGCATGTCGGGCTTGCCCCACTTGTTGACCCGGTCCTGGACGTCCCACAGCACGCCCGCGGCCTTGGATGCGGCCTTCACCGCGATACTTCGGTGCTCGGGATTTTCGTAGTCCAGGCCGTCGGGGGCCTCGAAGTGGTCGAACAGCAGGCGCGGGGCGGCGCTCGGGTCGTGCTCGGCGCTGCGGGCCGCCACGATCATCTGCCCGAACAGGCTGTGGTCGATGTCGAACCCGGCCGTGGACAGGTTGATGATCCGGCCGCCACCGCGGCGAACGACCCGGATTGTGCCGTCTTCCTGCGGGATTTCATGGCGAACGCGGCGCTTGTCGGTGGATTTACCCACAACGGTGTGCAGCCGGGCCTTGTTGGAGCCGACGTCGCCCCACTCGTGGACCTCGTCGCACAGGAACGTCGTCGGCTGGCCGCCTTCGTTGGTGCCTGCGGCCGCCGCGATCCGCACGACCTGTCCGGGACGGCCGTCCGCATAGCTGACCTTGGTGTCGTAGACCTCGAACAGGCCGCACAGCGGGCTCTCCGTGGCGACCTGGTCGCGGCCGCCGAACATCGTGGCCGTGACGGTGAACAGCAGGTCGGCCTGGTCGAAAGAGGCGGCCGCGATGACGATATTGGGCGAGGCGGGGCTGATCTCGGGCGGCCCGGCGAAGTCGAGGGCGACCAGGGCGCCGACGAACGTCGTCTTCCCGTCGCCAGTGGCCGCCGTGCGGATGGCCTCGTTGTAGTGCCAGTAGTCGCAGTTGGGGCAGTACTCGTACCAGCGGTAGACGAAGCGCTTCTGGTCCGGGCGCAGCCGGATGAGCTGTCCGTAGAAGTCGCCTTCGCCGCAGATGCAGTTCTGCTCGATCCACTTGGAGCCCATCGGCCCGTAGGTGGGCCACAGTTCACCAGGGTCCGGTGCCCAGCCGCAGTTCTGGCAGATCTGGTCAGCCCTGGAGGAGGCGGGGGTCCTGTTCGTCGTCGTCGCCATGGCTCACCTCCCGGAACTGTGCGTTCAGGTCGGCCAGCGTGCGCTTCTCGGTGATCATGGCGATGCCGAGGCTGGCCCGGTGCGCCGGCCCGATCCCCAACTGCCTCTCGCAGGCCTGGACCGTGCGCAGGGCGCCGTCGGCCGCGCGGTAGAGCGGGTTGAGGACGTCCTGGCCCATGCTGCCGGTGCGCAGCGGCGACTGGTCGGCGCTGCGGGACAGGATGAGCCAGCGGTTGAGCGCCTCCAACCAGCGCAGGACCAGGTGTTCGTCGGCCGGGGTCAGCGCCTGGGACACGGGGTCGGCCCAGAAGCGGTTCCAGGCCTGGACGGCGTCGACCGACCAGGTGACGCCCTCGGGAGGATCGGGCAGGTCCAGGCGCGAACCGGTGACGGCCACCAGCTCGGCGCGGCGGCCGTTGCGGCGGTCGACGGCCTGCCCAGCCGGCTTCTTGGTCCTGGGCACCGGGTCCCCCTCCTGAAACGGTCGGCCGAAAAATTCAGAGCGCGTGGTACCACGGAAAAAGGGAGCCAAGGGCGCGGGGTCAGGGAGATGATCTTGCTAAAAAGATCAACTCGCCCAATTCGGGCCTCAGCGGCGTCTCTGCTGGGCGCCGCGGCTGCTGTTGCACGATCGGTGGGCCGGGAGCAGCGGACTGTCGCGGCCGCCCTGGGCTCGGGGTGTCTCGTGGTCGGCGGTGATGGGGTCGGCCTCGGTGCCGGGCTTGCCGCAGCGCCAGCACGCAGCGGCCGGGTCGATCTCCTGCCGCACTCGCTGCTGGTGTGCCCAACCCAGGCCGCGCTCGGTGGTGTTGCCCTTCGGCCGGGCGTTCATCCTGGCTTGGAGTTGGCCCTGGCAGGTGGGGCATCGGCTCTTGCCGGTGACGGTGAACAGTTGGCGGCAGTCCAGGCAGAACCGCTTCGGCATGGCCACCCCCTATGAGTCCGACCGTTTGATCGTAATCACTGGGCGTTGTGTTGATCAGGCCGAATGCACTCGGATCCGGAGCAGCGGCGGATCGGTCAGCCGATCTTGATCACGGTTTCATCGTCGTACCAGAAGTGTCCGCAGCCGTAGCTGTTCGTGTCGCCGAGATCGATCAGGACTAGGTAGCTGTACCGGCCGTCGGGGTGGTGGTAGCGCTGGGTGGCCTGGCATTCGTACCAGGCTCGGTGGTGGTAGATCGCGAGCCAGGGCCGTTCGGAGCAGGGGTAGACGTACGCCTGGTTCTTGGGCTGGCCCTCGCGCCAGGGCAGGCATTCCTGGGCCTCGCGGGGTGCTGGCGCCCAGCCGCTGAGGTGGCGGTTCGCTGACATGAGTCCAGTTTATTCGAATACTTGTGCGATGACTGCGCGAGGTCGTAGCGTCGGCGTGTGCCCGCTTGCTGGCGGCGGTGGGCGCGAGGC